AGACAGTTTAGGTATGTTATCTACAACAAAAGAAGTAGAAGATACAGCAGAGGGTAAAGAAACTAGAGATATGACTAGAGCACAGGTACTCAAAGCTGCATTTAGAGTATTAACACTAAAACTAGGTAGAGTAAAAGTGCCTATGGTAATTACAAATCATACTTATGATGTAGTTGGTGCATATATGCCAATGAAAGAAATGGGTGGTGGTTCTGGTTTGAAATATGCCGCTAGTACGATTGTTTATCTATCTAAGAAAAAAGAAAAAGAAGGTACTGAAGTAGTTGGTAATATTATACATTGTAAAACTCAAAAGTCCAGATTGTCAAAAGAGAACATGATGGTTGATGTAAGATTAAGATACGATACTGGTTTAGATAAATACTATGGACTGTTAGACTTAGCAGTTAAACATGGGATATTTAAACAAGTGTCTACAAGAATAGAATTACCAGACGGTACAAAACAATACGCTAAGTCTATCTACAATGAACCAGAAAAATATTTTACAAAAGATATATTGAAACAATTAGACGAAGCTGCAGAAAAGGAATATAGTTATGGCAATTCCTAAATATTCATACATGGAAAATCCTAAACATGATTTGACAGGATTTAAAATAGACGATGGCAAATACAAAGATGTTGTTTACACATATGGCAAAGTTTCACCTATAGAAGAAAGCGAAAAGTTAAGACTTAAATTTGAATATACAATACATGAGAATCCAAATAGATGTAATACGGATTCTGGTGATTTTATAAATGTTATAGGTGATATATTAGCCGTAGAGGCAGAAAAGGAGAATAAAGATAGTGGTAACAGCAGAGAGAATAGAACGAACAGCACTCAAAAATCTAATACATAACGAAGAATATACTAGAAAGGTTTTACCTTTTTTAAAACCTGAATACTTTGATGATAGACATGAGAGAGTTGTATTTGCAGAAATACAAAAGTTTGTATCTCAATATAATAAACAACCTACAAAAGAAACTTTACAGATTGATATTGGCAAGCGTAAAGACTTAAACGAAAAAGAATATCAAGCAATAGTTGATATTATATCTACACTCAACAAAGAAGAAATAGATTTAGATTGGTTAGTTAACACTACAGAAAAATTTTGTAAAGATCGTGCCGTTCATAATGCTGTCATGGAAGGTATTCACATCTTAGATGGCAAAAATCAAAAACAAACTCCTGAAGCAATACCAGAAATATTAAAAGACGCCCTTGCTGTATCATTTGACAAGAATGTAGGGCATGATTATCTACAAGACATAGAAAAAAGATTTGACTATTATCATAAAAAAGAAAACAGAATACCTTTTGATTTAGATTTCTTTAACAAAGTTACAAAAGGTGGTTTGCCAAACAAAACACTTAATGTTGCTCTTGCAGGTACTGGTGTTGGTAAAACTCTATTCATGTGTCATCAAGCTGCCGCTGCCTTGGCAGAAAATCATAATGTATTGTATATCACTATGGAAATGGCAGAGGAAAGAATTGCTGAAAGAATAGACGCTAACTTATTGAATGTGTCTATGGAAGATTTACATATGTTGAATAGAAAGATGTTCAATGATAAGATTGTTAATCTACAAGGCAAAACAACAGGTACAGTTATCATCAAAGAATATCCAACTGCTAGTGCAGGTAGTAATCATTTTAGAGCATTAGTAAACGAGTTGGCATTAAAGAAAAGTTTTAAACCAGATATTATATTCATAGATTATATTAATATCTGTGCTTCAAGTAGATTTAGAGCAGGCGCTAATGTAAACAGTTATACTTACATTAAGGCGATTGCTGAAGAATTAAGAGGATTGGCAGTTGAATTAGATGTGCCAATTGTAACGGCGACACAAACTACAAGAACAGGTTTTGTTTCCACAGATGTAGGTTTAGAAGACACATCTGAAAGTTTTGGTTTACCAGCAACAGCAGACTTTATGTTTGCTTTGATTAGTAGTGAAGAATTAGAGAAGGCAGGTCAAATGCTTGTCAAACAATTAAAAAACAGATACAATGACCCAACAATGAATAGAAAGTTTATTATTGGCGTTGATAGAAGTAGAATGAAATTGTTTGATATAGAACAATCAGCACAAAATCTAATACAACCAGAACAGGAGAAATATGTCGAACACAACCCTACGAAGGAAGAAACGCCAGAGGAAAAATATAAAAAGTTCCAAGACTTCCAATTCTAAAGGATACTCTATGCAGGTCAAGTCTGTAAAAAGAGGCAGAGGAATAAAGTTTGAAGTATGGCAGACCAATAGTCTAGGTCAAAAAGGTAAAGTATCTACCTTTGATTTTCGCAAAGACGCCAAACATTTAGCAGACTTTCACAATGAAAATCAAGTCTGGAAAGTAAATGGTGGTCTTCCTAAGTTTTTACTTGACTAAATAGTAGATATAACTATTATGGAGGCATTGAAAAATGTTAAGTTTTAACGGATACACAAACTTGTCTGAAGCACGAAGTCGTGGTGAAGAAATGGAAGAATTTATCGTTGCAGCTGTCAACGGTGATAAAGAACCAAAGTCAAAGTACGGTATCCCTAGTGGCGCAGGTAAGAATGTCGCCAAATTTCTCAAATCAAAAGGTGTAAAAGGAAAAGGTAATGTCCTTGGTGCGTCAACTATTAATACGTCACCAGAGTGGGCAAGCTATTGGCCGGGCGGTAAAGTTCCTGGTTCTACTAAAACACCTAAGACAGACTTCTTAATAGGTAAAAATAAAATATCCCTTAAATCAGGTAAAGCTGCTCAGTTAATGAGTGGTGGTCGTAATGAGAGTATTGCAACTTTTTATACAGCATTAAAGAGTGTAGAAGGTATGCAAAAGAAAGTTGTTAACAGATTAACAGATATGTTTGAAGGATTGGCACCTGCCTCAGTTGCAGGTGGTGAATTGGGTAAAGAGATTAAAAAAGGTAAAGATAAGGTAGTATTGAAGGCAGATAAGGCGCACAAAGAACTTATGGGTGATTTAAAAACTATCTTTTCAGGAAATCAAAAGTTTGCAAATGCATTTGCTTATGAAGCAATGTCAGGTGATGTTAAGTTTGGTAAGAACTCACCAGGTAGTTGCACACACTTTTTGACTACATCATTTGACGGAAAAAAAGCACATCTAGCAAAAGTAAGTGATAAGAGTTATGTTAGTAAGATTGCAAAACAAATGAAAGTATCAGTACGATTTAAAAGTGCAAGTGAACAAAGAGCGTCTTTAAAAACAAAGGCGAATCCAAAAGGTAAAACAGGTCGATACAAATACTGGTCTGCTGTAGGGTTAATTGTTGATAAACTTGAGGAAGAAATGAAACCAATTGAGGGACAAATGTTAAATGAGGGTATTTTAGATAAACTAAAAACAATATACGGTAAAGTAAAAGACTTCATAGTAAACATATTTGAAAAAATTATGTCATATGTCTCAAAAGGTTTTGCATATCTAATAGATTTTTTAGATTTAGAACCACAAGTAGATGTTGACCCAACGGTAAGAACAGATGTATAGTATAAAATATTTAATAGAAGATAAGAACACACACCTTGAACATGTTGAAGACGATATTATCAACAATGGTTATGAGGGTGGTCAAAATGCAGTAAACTTTCTACAAGCAACAGCAGACTTATTATCAGGTAATTCTAAGAAACCTGTAAACATAACTGTTAAGTGGGACGGTGCGCCTGCTATAGTCTGTGGTCCACATCCTGAGAACGGTAAATTTTTTGTTGGTACAAAATCAGTATTCAATAAAACACCTAAAGTAAACTTCACAACACAAGATATAAAAAATAATCACACAGGTGAAGTTGCAAATATATTACAAGATTGTCTAAGATATCTTTCAGGTATAGGTATGAAAGAGATATTACAAGGTGACCTATTATATAGAAACTCTACACTAAAGAAAACAACTTATAAGTCTGCTAGTGGTAAGTCTGAGCAGATGATATCTTTTCAACCTAATACAATTGTCTATATGGTGCCAGAAGCGTCTGGTCTAGGTCGTAAGATTAATTCAAGTAAACTAGGTATTATATTTCATACAACTTATAAAGGTAGAAGTATTGATAAACTAAAAGCAAGTTTTGGTGCTAATGTAAAAAAATTAAGAAGAACACCTAGTGTATTTTTTGATGACGCAAGTTACAAAGATGTATCTGGTGTGGCAACAATGACGATTGGCGAAATGCAACAATTTAAAAAACAACTTAATATGGCAATGGGTAGTTTGAAACAATCAAAAGAATTACTAAACAAAATTAAAACAGATACAAATACTTTATCTGTGGGTGTACAACTTAAAACATACTTAAATAGTTTCATAAGAGCGGCAACTGATTTACCAAGTACAAAAGAAACTGCTGCTAAGTTTAGAAAGTTTTACGAAGATAGAACACAAAAAGAAATAGATAGTAAAAAGTCTGATAAGGGTAAAGAGAAGTATCAGACAATACAAAAAGAGGGTTTGAAATTTATAGATAATCAAAATGAAAGAATATACTTTGCATGTGCTACATATAAAACTTTACAAAGTGCAAAGGCAGTATTAATTAATAAATTAAATAAAGCAAAATCAATTGGTACATATAAGACAACACCAAATGGTTTGCAAGTAACAAATCCAGAAGGATATGTTGCAGTAGATAAACAAGGAAAGGCAGTTAAGTTAGTAGATAGATTAGAGTTTAGTGTTCAAAACTTTACTGCTGCTAAAAACTGGGATAAAAAATAATGGCTGGAAAAGGACTTTGGTACAACATTCACATGAAAAGAAAACGTGGTGAACGAATGAGAAAAAAAGGCGAGAAAGGTGCGCCATCTACAGCAGACATTAAAAGAGCACAAGGTGAAGACGCTAAGATGTTTGCTAAGGCAGATAAAGACGGATATAAAAAAGACAATCTGTTAGGCACACCTGAGTTAACAAAAAAATATAAAGAGGCAACGCCTGGTCAAACTGAGAAAGCAAATCCAAGAATACCTAGAAAGAAAGGTCAACCTGCTGGGTCTAAAAAACATTCTGATTTATATACAGACGAAAACCCTAAAGGTACTATTCATGGTCTAAAATTTGCGACAGCAGAGGATGCCAGAAAGTCAGTTGCAAAAATTAAGAGTTCAGGTAAATCACATGCACATAAAATACAGGCAGCGATTGCCATGGAACAAAGAGCAAGAGTTATGGGTAAGACGGCAGCTGCAGCTGTGTATAGGTCTTTTATAAATGCAATGAAAGAGAAAACTAAAAAGATGAGAAAAGAACATCTATCTTTCAAAGATTACATATTTAAATTTTTAGAAAAGGCACCTAACACCTCAGACGCAATGAAAAGATATAAGGCGGGCAAGGCAGGTTTTACAGATAAGGCACATTTAAAAGCAAAAGGTCTAATACCAAGATCAGACGGCACAAAAAGAAAGAGCGACAAGTATAAATGATACCACAGATAGTACCATTTGTTATCAAAGAGGGTTTATATGACCCAGGCATATTCAAGGCATTTTTCCTTGCAGGTGGTCCTGGTTCAGGTAAAACTTATGTTACACAAAGAGTTACAGGTGGTATGGGTTTGAAAAATGTAAATAGTGATAGAGCGTTTGAGATTGGTCTTAAAAAGGCAAACTTATCTTTGAAAATGCCAGAGAGAGAAGCGCCATTGAGAGACCCTATTAGAGCGAGAGCAAAAGAGTTAACAGGTAAAGCATTAGAGAATTACATACAAGGTCGTTTAGGTCTTGTAGTAGATAGTACAGGTAGAGATTATGATACAATTGCAAGACCAGTTTCATTACTGAAACAAATGGGTTATGATTGTTATATGATTTTTGTAAATACAAGTTTAGATGTTGCATTGGCAAGAAATGCACAAAGAGAAAGAACTGTACCTGCAGAAATAGTAAAGAGAAACTGGAATACTGTACAACAAAATATTGGTAAGTTTCAAAGATTGTTTGGTATGAAAAGAATGATTATAGTTGACAATAATAAGGCAAATGATAATATAATACAAAATGTATACAAACAAGTTATGAAACATGTTAGACAACCAGTAGACAATCATGTTGCTAAAATGTGGTTGAAAAGAGAACGAGAAAAAAGGAAGCGATGAAAACTTTAAAAGAATTACTACGAAAAAAAGTAGGTAGAAAACAACCAGTTGTATTTGCATTTGGTCGTTTAAACCCACCTACTGTAGGTCATCAAAAACTGATTGACAAGGTAATTACTATGGCAAAACGAGTGAGAGGTTTGCCTGTATTGTATGTGAGTGCTTCGCAGGATAAAAATAAAAATCCACTTACAGCAAAACAAAAACTAGATTATTTAAAAAGAATATACCCTCGTGGTATACAACTAATGCCTGCTACTGGCAACGAGAGAACGTTTATGGAAATATTGAAGAATAGATTTGATAAAAGATATACAGACGTTTATATGGTTGCAGGTAGTGATAGAGTATTAGAATTTAAAAAGTTAATTAAAAAATACAACGGTAAAGATTATAACTTTGATACCGTAAATGTAGTGAGTGCTGGTGAAAGAGATCCAGACGCTGAAGGCGTAACTGGTATGTCAGCGAGTAAGATGAGAGCACTTGCTAAAGACAACAATTATAAAGATTTTAGGAGTGGTCTTATGACAGGCACAAAGGAGAAGGACGCTATGAAACTATTTAAAGATTTGAAAAATCAAATGGGAGTTAGAGAAGATATGGTCCCGCCAAGTAGTGAGAGTGATGAATTAAAAATTATTAGAGAAAACTATCACAATGGCGAGATATTTAATATTAATGAGTATGTTGAAAATTTAAATGATGGTTCTGTGGGTAAAGTAATTAAGAGAGGACCTAACTATGTACAATACGAAATGGAAGACGGTGGTGTAAAAAGAGCATGGTTAGATGATTTAGTACCTGCTGAAAATATTAATGTAGAAATGACAAATGAAGAAGTTAATCAAAAGAAACTAGTATTACAAAAGAATAGTGATAGACTAGTTTCATTTAAAACTTTTGACGAAGAAATAAACGCAGCTTCAGATCAACAAATGGTAAATGTTGATGATGAAGACAAAGCAACAAAAGATAATGCGAAAGCAGAAAAGAAAAAGAAAAAAGTAAAAACACCAGGACAACCTGATGGTATTGAGGACTATGTTGATACACATATCTCAGACGACCAAAAGAGTAACACTAGAAAGTTTGCTATAGTTACACCTGGACAAGAAAGAGATTATGAGAAACTTGTAGCAAATAGAATGTTTACAAAGTTTGAAAGTGCTATGAGAGGTGTTGCACAGGATCCTGATATCAAAAAGAAATCAGGTACACAACCTAAGAAATACTATTCTGGTTTAGCAAAATCAACTAAGTCTGCTAGAGACGCACACTTTAAGAAAGGTGCTGCTAAGAGTGATGATGATCCATCAGCATATAAACCGGCACCAGGTGACGCTACTGGTAAAACTAAACCTTCTAAACATACACAAAAGTTTAAGAAGATGTTTGGCGAGATAGATGAAGAATTAACTGCTAATGATATTAGAGATTGGTCTTTATTACCAGAAACTATTGAAATGTTTAAAGACAAATATCAAACTAACTGGAAGATAGAACTAGATAATACAGTTGCTGAAATGTTAGAAGATATTAGTATTGAAGAAACTGCTACAGCAGCGATTAAGAAAAAAGCAGAGAAGTCAGGTATGCCTGCAGGTATATTAAGACAAGTCTACAATCGTGGTATGGCAGCATGGCGAACTGGTCATAGACCAGGTACAACACCTCAACAATGGGGTCTTGCTAGAGTAAACTCATTTGTAACTAAATCAAGTGGTACTTGGGGTGGTGCAGATAAAGACTTAGCAGCGAAAGTAAGAGGTAGAAAGAAATAATGTCATTTGAGTGGAAACACCCAAACTATTATAAGGAACTAAAGATGAAATCATTTAAACAAGTAGAAGATATAGATATCGCTTGCGAACAAATGGTCTTTGAACATGAGAACGAACCTTTACAAGAGGCAGAATATCAAGGTAAAAAAGTTACTTTGAACAATCCTACACGTTCTAGTGATGGAAAAAAGAAGTTTTATGTATATGTAAAGAACGAAAAAGGTAATGTTATCAAGTTAGGTTTTGGTGACCCTAATATGGAAATCAAAAGGGACGACCCGGCAAGACGTAAATCATTTAGAGCAAGGCACAATTGCGATAATCCAGGACCAAAGTATAAAGCAAGATATTGGTCATGTTTTCAATGGCGAGCAGGTGCTAAGGTAGACAATTAGTATAAATAGTAAAGTTATGACCAGATACACAAAAACAATGGCGCAAGCCTACAAAGAAGTAAGCGAGAAGGCAAAAGTCAAAGAACAAGAGAATGATCCTGTACAAAAAGCACAGGATAAACTTGATAAGGCAAAGCAGATCGCTCAGTTAAAAAAACAAATAGATACTATCAAAAAAGATGGTACACAATCTGAGGCAATTGATCCTGCAGGTGATGACGACCATGAAGTTTCTATGGCAAGAGGTGAGTTAGAGGCGATTGCTGATAAAGCACTAGAGTTATCTTCAGCAATGAAAGATATGCCTGAGACTGGCAATCCTTTAGAGGCATGGGTACAATCTAAAATTACTAAAGCAAAAGATTATATTAATTCAGCATATGATTATTTGATGTATAATCCTGATATTGCAATGGAAGACATGGACATGGATCCTGCAAAACATGTTGCAAGAAGTAAAAGAAATCCAGATAAGTTTTGTGTATTTGATAAAGACGGTAACGAAGTAAAATTATTTGACAAAAAGGCAGACGCTATTGCCTATGCAAAAGCAAACCATGATAAGTTAATGGAAAATTTAGAATATGTGGTAGAACAGTTGATAAAAGCTAAGACACCACAAGAAAAAATTAAAACATTGGGTAAGATGGATAAGTTGAAGTCAAAGGCTAAACGAGTTATGAACGACAAAGACAAAGCAAAGAAGATGGCTAATGACCTAAACAATCTGGCAGAGTTTACAGACAGTCAAATAAAAAGATTAAAAAAAGAATACGAACCATTTAGAGGTAAAGATAGAGTAAGTCCTGAGAAGTTTAATAAGTTACGAGGTATTATGAAAAGATTTACAAAAGCACAATTGATGAAAGTTGCAAAAGCGGATATACCTATTTTATCATCAGGTGCAAAAGCAAGTCTAGTGTTAAATCACGGAATGAAATATGCTCAAATACCAGAAGAAATGGTACCGTACATAGATGATATACAAGAAGAACAAAAGTCAAAATTTAAAAGTGTTGACCCAAAAGTTTTGACAAGAGTGTCTAAGATGATGAGAGGGTCAAAAGAAGAAAAACAAGCATTAGCAAATCTAATGAATTATCTAATGCCACCAGAAGTTGTGGACATGATAAGAGACAAGTTTGGTATTAAAATGCCAAGAGGTAAAATAAAATTTACTGATTTATAAAGGGAGATCAAAATGGAAAAAAAAGGAATGGTAGGTTGGAACTCTAGTTACTTTGGACAAGCCAAAGAGGGTTCTTTACTCGACACAATTAATAATATTACTACTAAACAAAATGAACTTGTTGGTGGTAAACCAGAAGTAGCAGATAGTCAAGTTGTTGCAGCTCAAAAAGAAAAAGAACAGTCAGAAGCAATGCATATGAAAGCACAAAAGAAAATGAATGCTCAAAAGAAAATGAATGCTGACCATGACAAAATGAAAAAAGCGAAAGAAGAAAATGAAGATGAGACAACTGACAAAATTAAAGAAAAAGACAAAGGTGCTGTAAAAGTACATGGCGAGAGCGTTGATGTAGTGAGAGACTTCAAAGTATCATCTATGAAAGCTGCATTAGCACAAGTATATGGCGAAGCACTAAAAGATGATGACAAACCAGAAGTACAAGATGTTATCAAAGGTCTTAATAAAGCAGTAGCAACTCACAAAAAACAAGCTGCGTCATTAAAGAAACAAATTGATGACGAGGGCAATGCATTTGGCAAAGCACTTATGGCAGCAAAAGAAAAAGGTGAGAAAACTTTTACAGTTGCAGGTAAACAATACAATGTCGAAGCAGAATTGGACAAAGTAAATCCTGTTGCAGTAAAGAAAAAATTTGCTGACAGAAAAGACAAAGACATTGACAACGATGGCGATGTTGATGACAGCGATAGATTTCTTCACAAAAGAAGAAAAGCAATAAGTAAGGCAGTAAAATAAAATGTTATTCTCCGCATTAGCGGAGGCCAAATATATACACCTTGTTCAGGAACAGGACGGTCTCCCAACTATTTACTGTGATATGGATGGTGTATTGTGTGATTTTAGAAAAGGCATAGAGAATATGTTTAAACTAAAATCAAAAGACCCAAGTATGCCTGGTCCCATGCAAATGGCAGGATATAAAGACGCTGATGATTGGATGTCAGCACCTTTAAGTAATGCTAAATGGGAACCAGTAACAAATTACCCTATGTTTTGGCCTACTCTACCGTGGACAAAAGACGGTAAAAAATTATGGTTCTATATTGAGAAGTTTAAACCTCACATACTTTCCGCTTATACACCACATGATAAGAATAGTATCAAAGGTAAACGACTGTGGATCAACAGAAATCTAAGATTGACAGACGCAAGTAGAATACATCTTGTTAGGCGTAGAGAAAAGAAAATCTTTGCTAATGGCAATGTATTAATTGATGATTATGGTAGAAATACTAAAGAATGGAAATCTAATAAGGGTATACCAATCAAATATAAAACTGCTACTGAAGCGATTTCTAAGTTGAGAAAACTTGGATATGTATAAATAGTAACAGTTAACTAACGAATATTAACTTATTAATAAGGAGAAATAAAATGGGACTATGGGGAAAATCTACTTCCGCAGATAGTAGACCAAAGTTTCTGAAAGGTGACGGCGCTGAAGGTGCTGGCGGTGCAAAAGAAGACGCATTTGCCACAACTAGAGGTTGGGAACTTAGAGCAGGAACAGCGGCTAGCGGAAATGATAATGCCAACGCTGACAGCGAGATATTAGTTGCAATAGGTGGACTATCTGCAGCTCTTGGTGCAGCTAACGTATTATCAGTTGATTGGTCTG